CGCAAAACTGTGGCGCGCTGAGATAGGCGGCGGCAAAACACGCGATAAAGGACTTCCCAAAATCATTTGACTAGGTCAAATTTTATTTGATTATCTATTACTCCCTGCCCATTTTTTCGATATCCGTGGGCAATCAATATCTATTTGATTATTGATTGCCGGATGCCTTTTTTACCTCACCGCCAAGATAGCTTTTCATATGCGCTCCTTGATAAGTTGGGACGGCCCTGCTATAGAACGAATTCCGCTTCTCCTGGGCGGATGGTAGCGGGTCATCCCGTCGTGCGCGCAATCGCATGGTTTGGGGAGCGCCAACTCCCTAATTACTGTCCGCCTTTTTCTGATTAGTATTTCATGACCAACATTCTGTATGTATTTACCGGCCGCGTCTCATTATCACCTGTTGAACCTGATGAAATGGTCCCACCAGGTACGACCTGATAGATTGTGACATCGCCGCCGTTTTGGGCCACCCCATATGACGGAATAGTGTGTGTGTGCGTCTTCAATGCCTCAGCCTGATTGGTGCCGACGTGATCGCCCGTTGTTCCGTCGCCGCGATCGGTGCGGGCGGCTGCGTCGGGATCGACGCCGGCGGCATGATTCCAGATCCGGACGAATTTACCGCGCGCATCCGGCAGGTTAAAGGTGGAGCTCCCGTTGCCGGCGCCATACATTGTGCCGATGACTGCAAAAAGCGCCGCGTATGTGGTGCGGGAAATCGCCGCACCATTTTCTTCCAGCCAACCGGCGGGAGGCGTCTCCGTCGGCCATAGCATTTCCATGCCGGGCGAAAGCACAGGCGCGGGGATCAATCCGGCAATGATCTGGTAGTTGGTGCCATCATAACTGATCGTCAGTAATTGTCCGGCTGCAATTTCTCCGGATGCCGGGTCCTGGCTGACATTTTTTTTCAGGGCGACTGCGCCCAACCCGTTAATATTAATTGTCGATGCACCTGTGTTGGCATTGGACACTTTAAATGTAATCGGCATGCCTACCACATGGGCCGAAAGGGCAGGCGTCAGGGCGATGACATAGGCATCGGCCGCACCGGTGTCGGCGGCGTAGTTGATCGGAGCCGATCCATCCTCGTCGGCGCCATCGTGCCGGTGACTGAATATTTTATTGAGGAACAGCGCGCGGACGATGGTTCCTAAAATCCCCAGACTGGAATCGCCGTCCGTAAATAGTGTTTTACTCATAAATAAATGCTCCTTTACTTGTACTTGTACCTCACGATGACAATCCCTGATCCACCTGCACCACCTGCGGATACATCATTTGTATAAGCTCCGCCGCCACCACCACCGCCTGTATTGGCGGTGCCGGGCGAGCCCGGATCGTTCCCCAGCGCCCCACCAGCACCACCACCATGAGATGCAGTCCCGGAAGGCGCGGACACCAAACCGCCGCCACCACCACCTGCGTAACCAACCCCCCAATAAGTTGGGACGGCCCTGCTATAGAACGAATTCCGCTTCTCCTGGGGTTGAATATCCTTTCTCAACACTAAAACCCTTCACTAATCAATCGCTGAAAAATCCATGCTAATTTCGTAGGTTACGGTTAATTGCGCGCCGTTTGGCACATTAACAGCACTGGCAAGGACACTGCGTTCTAACATATTTCCTTCGTAGCTTGAAGAAAAAAAATACCCCAAAAAATACAACCCTGTTTCCTTCACCGTAATACTCTCTCCAGAATTATTATTGAAAAGTCGCTTAATGATATTCTTCCATGTTTTGGAAACTGCTGTATAGATTGGTTCTTGTGGAGACATTGCAGCATAATATAATTGCCCAGCATTATTCCCATGAGCAATAACCGCCGACAATACAAACTGGTCTATCGAAAACGCTGTATCCCCAGTTCCAACCACGATCCCTGCGTCTTCCGTATTTGTCTGACGAATGAATCCAGTTCCGGCACCTGGATTGTAATTATGCCCATTTACTCCATAATTACTTGTATATCTAATTGTTCCATTCGTTGACTTTTCAGACAAATATCCAGCTCCAAAATTGTTAGAATTTCCTCCTACTGATGTCGTAAGCATAGCAAACATAAAATTCCAGAAATTCCTTGTCCAGCTATGACCCCGTTCTTTATTGTCAAAAACAAGATCACCTTTTTTATCATGCACCTGCATCCTGATAAAAATCTCGGGCGGAGCGGGCATTTTCAAATACTGACATATCTCCTTCAATTCCGCGAATTTCTTTTCTTCGTTTAAATCTAACATTTTAACCCTCCTAGTCCTTTGTCCATAAATTGTGTGTTCCAGATTGCGAGCCGGATGTATTGATAGCCGCTCCCCCAACAGTCGCCGAGATATTAAAAGTATCCGCAGCAGGATCCTTAACATAATAATGAGTATATTGAACAATCCCTGTCGGCAAAGTCCCGCTTGTTTTGAAAAATATTTCATGATCGGCAGCCAATCCATGCCCTGCCTTTGTTACAACACAAGGGGATGCAATACTCATAGTCACTGCACCAGCATCGGTAAAAGTAGCGACAGATGTACTTGCTCCTACCGTAGGAACAGCAGGGATTGTCAGGCTTACAGTATCTACCGAAACAGGGTCTTCTGCTATAACGGATGTTGCTGCTCCCACCGTGGGAACAGCAGGGATTGCAATACTCATAGTCACTGCACTAGAAGGGATTTCGACAACAACGCCCACGCCTACCGTAGGAACAGCAGGGATTGTCAGGCTTACAGTATCTACCGAAACGGGGTCTTCTGCTATAACGGATGTTGATACTCCTACCGTGGGAACAGCGGGAATAACAAGAGGCCCAACAAATATATTTGGTGAGTTAGTCTCATACTGGAACTCGATAAACGTGTGTGCCGGTTTCAATTCGTTTAAGATTGCCTCTAATGCCGGCTGCACCGTTACGGTGGGGATAAACACCCTCCAGACAAAGACAATTTCCGGAATATAGATCCTGTCGCCGCACCGGCTTTCGCCGGCCCGAAACGGTTGAGGCTCTATAATGGTAATGGTCCAGCCATAGGCCGCCGCCAGCTCGATAAAAAAGCTCCGGGACTGGCCGGCGCGAAAGCGGATTTGGGTCAGGACGGCGTCACGCCGTGCCTGCAATGTGCTGCCACTTGCCGGGGTGATGCTACAGATCCGTTCCCAGTCGGTCAGCAGATCATCCGCCTGGTCGGGAAACATCTCCGCCAACAGTAATTCCGCCGAGGCCTGCGCCTCATCCAGAGCCGCGCCCTCCAGGGCGATGTCGCCTGCAAAAACACCGGCCAACTCGAGCGGAAATAGTAATTTTAATGTGTCTGCATGGATCATAATTTTTATTTCACCCACCTCATACCCTTCCCGTCGAGGGAGGGAGAACGAGGCTAATTCACCGTTATCGCGCCTGGCCGCAGCATTTCATACGCCGTTGGTATCACATCGGCCGAGGGGGCGGACACGACGGCATTCGTGGCGCCGGCCTGAATAGCCGCAGCAATGATGCGGCTTAAATACAGGGTTTCTCCCGGGATCAGGGTAGTCATCAGTGCCGTGATCTCTGTGGCAATCGCTGTCTTATCGACGCCGGCGCCGGTCACTGCGATCGTGACAGCCTGCGTGGTAATCGTGGGCGGCAGGACGCGCACGGCGGACGCCGTAACCGGCCGGACACTGTCGATATATTCGGCCACCTGGACTGTCAGGGATTTCACCGTATACGCCTGCCCGATAGCCGTAAAAATATCGGCATCCAGCGCCAGTGTATTATCGTCGTCAATGGCCGTGACGACGGCCTGTGTGTTCAGATCGTCGTTACAGACCACGTCGCCGATCCGGACGGGCAGGGTGGCATTGAAATTAGCGGCGCCGTCGACCAGCTTGTTGGCCGTCAGACTGGTGGCCGTCCCTGTCATGGCATGTGATGACGGTAATTCCGCTCCAGTTGTATCCTTATCAGCAAGGATAACAACATCCACGGTTCCGAGTCCCTGGCCCAGCGGGAAACACCAGGCCTGTGCGACGTAGTCGAGCTCCAACGCCCATCGTTCGTAGTCATATTGATTCCCACCGGCAGGCGGACGGCGAATGTATGCCAGAAGACGGGTTAGCAATTCTGCGTCCGTTTCGCCCACAGTGCGTGATATTCCGTGCACCCAGGAGTGGTGTTCCAGTGCGGCGGTCTCTGCCGTGTCCGGAAACATCTGCCGGGCAATCCAGTCCTGATATTTATACAGGCCCCACAGGGCCGAAGCCAGGCAGGCGCTCTTCATGTAGATCAGGCTTCCCTTGGAGAGATCCGCGTCCGGATACTGGTTTTGCCAATCGGTCAGAATGGCGGCAAATAATGTGTCAAAGTCTTTTTGAAAGTTCATTTTGTTTTTACCCTCCCCCTGCCCCTCCCATCAAGGGAGGGGAGAGGCGTAATGGTTAGATCACCTCGATAAATGTAGTAAACGCAACGGGTTCGGCGCCGTTGGCCGGTGTCACTTCAATCAGCAGTTTCAGCCGGTGCAAATCCTGTGTCCGGTCGCGCTCGGCGTAAACCTCCACGGCGCCGGCCTTGCCTGTATCAATCATCCATTGCAGCGCCTCCCGGCAATAATCCATAGCCAGGCGCATCGTGGCATCCGTGTTCTTTGCCCGGCGCAGCAAATACAGGCGAGATCCGAAGTTTGTGTCGGCGAAAAACGAGCCACGATCTATTTTCAGAGACAGATAAATGTTATTCATCAGCGTGGTGACCTTCTCATAGGTCATCTGGCCCAGGCCGGTCTGATTGTTAATAGTGATGGCAAAGTCCATTTAGGCTCCCTTAACTATGGCGGTGCATACATTTGCGGCCGTAAGCGCCTGGCCTGGCGTTCCCCCGCCATCATGGGTATGATTTTGTAGCCACGTAATCAGCCGATCATCCATGATGAAGCGCGTTGTAGTCTGGCTGCCTAATATAATCGCAGGGCTTTCGACCTGGCAACTTGTTGAGGCAACAACTTTTACGGCAGGGCTGGTCACTTCGCAGCTCGTTGAGGCTGTGACTTTGGCCACTTTGGTTGTGATGTCCACCTCGTTTTCGACCGTCGCAATCAGCTTATTGCCGCTGACTATTTCGATGGTTTTGTCCCGCTTCAGATGAATCTTATCGCCTTCGTCGGTGTAGAGAGCGACTTCGCCCTCTTCAACGGCCAGCCGGTAGCGGCGGTCGTCCGAGGCGATGGCCAGATAGTGATTGCCCTCCTTAATAATAATAATTTCCGCGCCTTCCATCGGACGGGAAGTAAAGCCGTAATGCTGGAAATACTCGCGGCCAGTGAAGGTTTCGCCGCTCCGTCCGGAGGCGGAAAAGAGCTTAATGAGGCCCTCAATTACAGAATTGACAATGCCGCGAATCATACTACAATTACCCCCATGAAAACCACGCTTTCCATACTTATCATTTTGTTGCCGGCTATTGCTTTTGCCTGGGATAATCCCAACAAAAGCGCGGCTCCGCGGATCACTGTGGCCGCGGATAAGCCGTCAACCCTTAAACTGGAAAACCGCCGGGTAAAATCCATTGACGGCAATACTTTTACATATGATACCGGCAGAAAGGTTCTCACAATAAAGGCCGACTCCAGTAAATCTCGCATCTTTTTGCAAGAAGTCCAAAACGGTCGAACATCTGCACATGCCAGCGTCAATCTCATTCCCCAGCGGCAAAGTCCCTTCAATACTGAATATAAAGCCCGATAAATCATATAACCCTCTCCCTAACCCTCTCCCGCAAGGGGCGCGGGAATGCGCCGATCATCCTGCAATCAACCCCGGCATTCCCAGTTTCAGTGTGGTCGTCGGTCCGGCATCTTCGGACAGATCGAATGTCCGGCCGTAAATCAGGTAATCCCCGTCAATTTTTTGCACCTCATCCTTAATGTGACAGAAGTTATTGATTCTCCAGTTTTTCCCGTTCTGGCTGTGCCGGCCGACTTTATAGATCAGCTGTTTGCCTTCGCGGCGCTGTTTTTCCATCGTCAGCCGGGCGCGTTCTTTCGGGCTGACATTGTCGTTATTATCCTGAGTGACATACGGCTTATAAAAGGGGAACTCCGCATCCGTGACAACCGCGGTTGTATTGATCCCTGCTGCCGTAGCGGTCGATTGAGACCCTTGCTGCTGACCGACTATCATTACTTTGGAATACCTTTGGGAAATATCTTCGGTTAATTCGGACTCGATAACATTATTGCCGACACCGATCTTGAGAATCTGGAGCGTATATTCCGGAACACCTTTGGCCATTGGACGCCCGAAGACCAGCGTTCCGTCCGGCTCGCAGTAAAAGAGCATTCCACGGCTTAATGAATAGTTTTTCAGCACATCAAAAATCGTCATGCCCGGCTCGATTTGGCTGATCTGCTGGGCGGTATCCGATCCGGCCAGCAGGCCGCTTGAGCCGGATTTTCCTTTTTTCCCTTTAAGTCTGCCGACAACATTCTGCTGGTAGCGGATGTCCTTCCGGTTAATGAAGGGCACTTTAGCCAACAGCATCTCCGCCAGAGACTTAATCGTGTATCCCGTAACTGTTTTCCAGGACTCACAATACGAATCAACCAGGAGCCCCATCAGATCACGGCCTTCCACGGACAGCGATACGCCGCCGGAATCGACCTTGCGGCTGACCTTGTCGATGATACCCGTGAGTTCCCGCTGATTGTTAATGTATAACTCACAAATCAAACCTGTTTTGATCTCCGTCTCCGGATTGGCCAGCTCCAGATGAAACGCATCGGCAGGCGTGTAGAGATCGGAAGAAATCTGATAGCTCGGAAAATGTTCAACCCTGATACCGGGTATTTTATTCTTTAGATCAGCGCCCACGCGCAGTTCCACGTTATCGGACATAGACCATCACCTCCCCGGCCGTGAAATTGGGGTTCGGAATATTATTGACCCTGATTAGCCGTTCGGCGTCTTGATAGGGCAATCCATACTTCAGGCAGACCAGATGCAACGGCATAGCATTATCCAGGACAACCGCCTGCATCTTCTCCCGCTCCAGGCGCACGTTGTTGACGTGATGGAGCAGGGACACGGCCATTGTTTTGAGGCTGTCCATTTCGCGGGCCTTACCAACCGCCGCTTCAATGCGGGCGCGCACCACTGCCAGCGTGGCTTCCAACTCGTTGATATTCATAACCTGAAAGTCCGGATCGGATAACGGATCGGCGGCAACTGTGTTGTCCGTATCATAAATTGCAGCGGCTTCCAGCGCCAACCGCTGGGCGCAGGCAATCTCCAGGCAATCTCGCATGATCGTGGCAGCGCCGGTCGTATCGTTATGATCGTCGGCAAATTCGTCAAAGGCATCCAGCAAATCATCAAACGCATCGTCCAAATTATCAATGAACTGGCTGGGGATATTTTTCAGCGAGGTATAGAGCAGGGCCACCTTTTCCACCGCGCCGGCAATGGGCCCGAGAATCCTGCCGGGCAAATTGGCTGCATAGGTAATGGTCGCCTGGAGGGAATTAACCGGGCTCATCACCTGATTAACAACTGATTCGGCGGTGGCGATATAACCTTCGACAGCGCCGACAAATGCGCGCATCTGATTCGAGTATTCCTGCGCCTGCTCAAGCAAGCCACTCGCTTCATCCAGTATCTTACTGAGTATTCCGGAATCTTCCGGAATCGCTTCGGCGATATCGCTTGATAGGAGCTCTTCCTGCTCAACCTGACCGGTTATATAGGCATCCTCAACAGCCGCTTGCACGGGCGTAGGTGCGGCCACTTCCAGATTGACGCGGCCTTGCTCAATGAAATTGATCTCCAGCGAGGCGCAACGTTCCTGGTCATCATGCTGCACAACGATAGACATGATTTTGCCCTGCATGAGCCCGTATTTCGGATGAACGAAATCCAGCAGGCTCTTCTCCTTGAGGGCATCCAGCAGCAGGGTATGCGTATCATAGGACTGCTGTTCGGCGTCGTCCCAGAACCAGCATTTAAAGCGGATGGTGTGAGGTTTTTGCCCCATATCCTCCAGATCGGCGCCATCGGCATAGGGGTAGAGATACTGGGCGATGGACTTTTCCAGGGTATCCTCAATGCTTTCAAAAAGGATAATCACATCGGCCAGCAGTCCTTCGTCGAGTTCCAGCATTGATTGATCGAATGTCAGCGCCATCAGAACGCACCCCTAGCCAGACTGATATTTAAATTGGTTCCGGGATTGTTGGATTCCGTAATAACCCGGCCGTTTTTATCAATGTTGATATTCAGCTTGATGTCGTTTTTAACTTCTTTTTCCGTTGGGGATTCCCTGTGCAGGAGGTCGTAGAGCATATCGCCCAGCCAGCCTTCGCCGCCGCCGGTTACTGCGCCGATGCCTTTATTGATAAGCGTACCGACGCCGAAGCCGGCCAACCCGGCTCCGCCGGCAAGTAACGCCGATGTGCCGAGACCTGCTGTGGCAATAGTTGCACCCGTTTTCAGCGCGGCAAGCCCTTTCCCCGCGCCAAGGAGGCCGCCGGACCCCCTTGTAAAGAGGCCTTTGATTGTATCCAGCATCCCTTTGCCGGCAGATCCTCCGCCGGGCAGAGGAACGCTCGGAGCAACAGGCATGCCGCCTGCCGGCCAGTTTGTCACAAACACCGGCATGACACCCGTGGCGGCTTCCACAGCCTTGCCCTGGGCAACGCCTGCGGCTGTTGATCCCATGCCGCCAATTAAGCCTTTAAGACCGCCCGCGCCTTTCATGACGCGCGCGCCAGCAAGACCGCCATGCAGCAGTTTATACGCTCCATACGCGCCAGCGCCTAAGGCTACCGCGCCTACCGTTCCCGACATCCCGACGGCAATAGCTTTATTTTTCTCAGCAAATTCTCCCAGTTTGCCTGTGGCCATATTCAACAGATTGAGAACCTTGGTGATAGGCGCGAGGAGGGGATCGAAAATAGTTGCCAGTGTTGATTTGGCCGTGCCGCCGAGCTTTTTGAGGGAAGCATTCATCCCTTCGCCCCAGATCGACATCTTCTGTGCCATACTCAGAGCGCCTTGTGCTGATTTTTCAATATCCTTAAACCCTTTCTCCGCGTTAATAAATGTATTGGCAGCCCTGCCGCCTTCCTCTCCGAATATTTTTGTCAGGATATTTAGTCTCTTTTCAACATCCTCAATTTGCCCGAATTTTTCTTTCAGCTTGTCCGTGGCGGCAGCCATGCCAATAAATTTCCCGTCCTTGAACATATCCAGGCCCATCGCCCTAAGTTCTTTTCCCCGTGTGGCGAAAGCCAAAAGAAAATTATTATACGATGAACCGGCCCGTTCACCCAATGGCGACAGCGCGCCCAGAGCTGTCATTGAATCCTTTGCCGATATACCCAGCGCGGCAGCGGAACTGCCGGACATACGCAGCCCTTGGATAAGCGCAGGCAGACTTGTGGCAGCGGCATCATCCACTCTGGTCGCCCAATCCGAAAACATAGAATAATCCTCGCCCTTGAACTTGAACATTGTGCCGATGTTGGCAAGGCTGTCCCCGATAATTTCCGGCGCTTCCCCGGATAGGGAAGCCAGCGCCGTTGCCGCAAAAGCAGCGCCGGATTTGCCGACTACATCTTTGAGATCCATGCCTGCTTTCAAGAGCGAGTTTTGTATCCGGACAACGTCCTCAGCGCTAAATGGCGCATCAGCCGACACGGAAATTGCTGTGCCTTTAACCTGACTAAGCATATTTGTGAGCTCGCGCGCATCTTTAGCCGAAGAGGCAATATTCATTTTGACGCCGAGCATGGCCTCTTCCAGATCACCTGCCGCCTTAACACCCGGCAATGCCTTCTGCATAGCGTAGGACGCCACCGCTATGGCTTTGAGACCGGAGGCGATATTATTAGTCATGACATCAAAATCGCGCTTGACTTTGCCCGCTGCGTCCCCCAAACCCAAAATCGAGTTTTTGACGCGCGCGAGGACGCCTTGCGCCATATCAATGGCGGTAAACTGCATGGCAACGGTCATAACATTAGACATAATAATTCCTCGTTATGGCTTTTTCGACCCGGATTTACCTGAGCTTCTTTTTACGACATATTTTTTAGCGGCGCCGGATTGCGGGGACCGCAGTTCCGTATAAGCCGCGCAATAGCCCAGGGCTTCGACCTCGCTCATTTGACGGATATCTTTCATTTTAAAACCCATTTTAAGCAGCGCCAGAATCAGCTTGCGATGCGTTTTTATCTGCGCCTCGAAAGGATGTCAGGCGAACCTGCAACCTCCGCAATGCTTCATTGATAACAGACATATCCGTTTCGTATAGTTCCATTAATAATTCCGGCGTGATTTCCGCTGCCGGAATATCGCCTAATTGAACCATCTGTTTCGCCAGCACGCATAAACCCAGATAGCTGTCATTATTCCGGGCGCGGTCATTCTCCAATGCCTCTATGGCATCGCCTACCTTCTGCGGACGCAATTTCACGTCAAAGTGGACTTTGCCATTATGCTCAATGCCGACAAGTAATGCGCATTTTTCTGTAATCATAATTTATCCTTTTCGTCATTCCTGGATTCCGGCCTTCGCCGGAATGACAGATTTAATTATTTCACCGCTTTGGCGGAGAACTCGATTGTTTTTGTCACCTCGTTTTCCCCGTCGAACTTGGCCTCGCCGATCTTGGTCGTATAGACGCCGGTATATTTTCTCCGCGTGCCGTTCTGATAGTCAATGGTGATGGTGCCGCCTTTCACTTCGGAAAAATTAAATTCCGGCGTATCGGAAGGAACCACATAATCCAATTTGACCGTGGGCCGTTGTTGTTTGCTGATATGCCCCGTTGTATTCATCAATTTCACGGTGCCATAAAGCTCGCGTTCTCCTTCCGTTACCGCCTTAAAGTCGGTGATGGATTTTCCGTTGATTTCCAGGAGCACCTGGCTCACATATAATTCTGACATTTGTTCTTTACCTCCCTTTCTGGATTCCCCGGTCGAGCCGGGGAATGACAAGATTACAATAACAAATCAATGCGGCCGGCGAAGACGTGCAGGCCGTTAACAATATCCACGGGTATCTTGGCGTCGAGCCGGTTGACATCCTGCAAATCGCGCTCGCAAATTACGCCATCCTCATTGGCTTCCACCTCCTCGACTATCTCCAGCTCCTGGAGCTGATAAAGGACATCAAGAATCTGATCCCGCACCGCTTCCGGCGTTTTGCTGGAGAGCTTCTCCCGGGGGAACCGCAGGGCCACCCGGGTGCGGATGGCCAGGCGCACATAATCCAGCGTCCGGATGGTGGTAATATCCAGCAGCGATACGTCGTCTATGCCCTGGGCATCGTGGATATAGGTGCTGACCGCCCGGACAATCTGGCTTACTTCGCCGGGCCCCACTTCAATCGGCGTGACGCCGTTATACAGCAGGTTTTCCTGCTCCGTCCGGGACAACCGGCTGGCGACCGGCGGAGCGGCGATGCCGGTCAATGCCAGCGTATTAAGCGGGCGGGCCGGATCTTCCTCAAACGCCATTACAGCAGCAATTGCCGCCGCTATTTCGTAGGCGGGGCTTTTGGTGCCGCGCAGGTAGGCGCACAAAATGCGGCCGGAATTGACGTTGCCGGTCAGTGTGGTGCAATCGGCCAGCACTCCGTCGTAGCCGAAAACACCTGT